TATTAACAGCTACAGCGTTACTTAATGCTGTTCCGTCACCTAAATTTTGATGCAAAGAATCAAAATACGCGGTTTGTGCTGTGCTCGATGAACTGTAAACCGTTGGGGCTGCGTTTAAAGCATTTGCAGTTGTTACACCAGCGTCTCTAATTTGCGTGTACATTGTCTGTTGTTCTAAAGACAGACTATTGACACCTTCAGAAGTATTTAACGAAGCAGACGAATTTTGGCCTTCTTTTAAAGAATCAAAATACGCTGTTTGGGACGTTGTTGTTGCTGCTGTTAACGCCGGCGCCGCAACAATCGCATCCTGAATCGAAACACCAGCATTATTTACTTGCGTAAACATTGCCTGTTGTTCTGTTGTCATAGCATTTACAGAACCAGAAATTACCAGTGCTTGGTTTACACTTTGCCCTTGGCTATACAAAGCACTAAATGCTGCTTGCGCTGCGGGGGAATAAGCATTAACTACTTGTTCCGTTTGCAAAGCTGCAGCAGCATCAGTGCTGTTTGTTCCGGATTTTAAGTCGTCAAAGTATGCATTTTGTGCAATCATTGATGAACCTGAAACAATTGGTGCAGCCAATAAAGCATCTTTGGTCGACACTCCAGTTTCGGAGATTTGACTAAACATACTTTGTTGTGTGTTGCTCATTGCGTTTACAGCTGAAGCGGTACTTAACGCTTCTGTACTATTCTCACCTTGGGTTAAAGAATTAAAGTACGAAGTTTGCGCAATATTAGAAGCCGCGTTTAATGTCGGTGTTGCTAATAAAGCATCCGATGTTGTAGTACCAGCTGCAGTAACTTTAGCAAACAGTGCCTGTTCTTGCGTTGACATGGCATTAACTGTAGTTGCAGCATTAAGAGCCTCTGTGCTGTTTTGCCCCTGTTCTAAAGACGCAAAATAAGCGTTTTGTGAGGTGCTTGTTGCTGCAGATAGCGTTGGTGAGGCAGTTAACGCATCTGTTGTTGTCACACCGGCGCCAGTTACTTTAGCAAACATGCTTTGCTGATCTTCTGTCATATTGTTTACAGAAGAAGCTGTGCTCAAAGCCTGTGTACTATTTTGACCTTGCGTCAAAGACGTAAAGTATGCATTTTGAGCTATACCTGTGGCAGCAGTTAAAGTTGGAGCTGCAGCAAGTGCATCTGTTGTATTTACCCCAGATGTAATTGCTTTGTTGTACATACTTTGTTGGTCTGAATCTAACGCACCAAATTTTGTTGCATTACCCAGCGCACTATCTACACTCAAACCTTCTGAAGTAGCCTGAGCATACACAGTCTGTTGCGCAGCATTCATGGCACTATAGGATTGCTCATTTTGCAACGCTGCTGCAACAGTACCGCCTTGGCTCATTGAGGTATTAAATATACCTTGTTGCATTGGGTCCATTGCAGCATAGCTTTGAACATTGCTAATAGCGGCATCTACATTGCTATTTTGTCCTAATGCAGTTTGGTATAACTGTGTTTGAGCTGGCGTAAAGCCATTAACTGTTTGTGCTTGTGTTAACGCATCCGAAGAAGCAGACCCGTTACTCAAAGCAGTATTAAATGTTTCCTGCGCTGCAGCACTTAATGTATTTACTTGGTTAGCAATTGAAACCGCTTCTTGTGGTGTTTGCCCCGATGCTGTTAAAGTATTGTATGCCTGTTGCGATTGCGCCGACATTCCAGATACTTGTGTTTGGATGTCTACTGTTTGCGCCGCACTAAAAGCTGCAGCTCTATCTTCTCCATTTGCAACCGCTGCATTATACGCATCTACACCCGCTGGAGTTTGCAGCATTCTAGTGTATGTTGTATCTAATACTTGGTTAGTAGCTATTTGAGCAGCTTGGTTAACCATTTCAGTAACCGCAACGTTTTGCGCTGTTTGAAAATCATTTACGGCGCTATTTAAATCTTGAACTGTTGTTTGTACTTGGTTTGACAAATCATTTACAGTAGATTGGATGGTGCTTAACTGAGAATTATAGCCATTTAAAGTTGTCTGTAAATTTGTTAATGTTGTAACGTTATTGTTATATGTCGACAGCAAGCTATTATAAGACGATACACTGGAATTTAATGTAGCAATTGTTGGGGCCACAGTATTATATGCAGTTTGTAAATTATTGCCCGCAGCAATCAACGGGGCAGTATAATTAGCGTATGTATAACCACCGCCAGTGTAGTTCATCCAATATGTTGCGCTTTGCATATTATAGCCGGGTTGCTGCGCAAGCCAATTTAGGCGATTAGTCCATGTAGCATCTGCAGCATTGTACGTGGCTAACGCAGAACTATATGTGCTGTATTGCGTAGCGTATGTGGCTTCTGTTGCAGCAATACTACTAGCCAAAGTAGTCAGTTGATCAAATTGATCTGAAACAGTAGACTGCAATGGGCTGATATTGTTGGTAAACAAACTATCTGCTTCTGCCTGAATCTGCTGACCCTGTGCAATATTTTGTTGTATTTGCTGCCCTTGCGAAACGGCAGTGTTATACAAGTTTTGAATTTGGGATGATGCTTGCGTAATACTCCACTTTTCAGCGGTTAAAATAGCTGAGCTTCCAATTGCATCACCAATACTTTTACCATTTAAAATAGCTGCCGCAGCTGCTGCAGAAGCATTGGTAATTAACTGGGTGCTGATTTGGCCTTTACCAAACAGTGGCTGCCCATCACTTCCAGTCATGCTGGATAATTCTGCCGATACGGTACCAGATACCGCACCTGTTGCACCAGCTATTAAAACGCTTTCTAATGGCTTTCCAGAAATTGCTGCAGCCGCTGCAGATGCGGAAGAGCCTGTTGCAATTGTTTGCAAGATGCTAGATGTTGTTCCAGCAATACTTGCGTCTTCTGTAGCAAGCATTTGGCTTTGCTGAGAAAACAAATCCGTACCATAATCAATTGAGGCACCAAGTCCGCTTGCAGTTGTGAGAGAACCCACTTGAGCACCTACTACAGCACCACCATAAGCAGAGGCCAAAGATAATGCGATGTTTTCAACGTTTCCGCCATTTAATGCAGTTACTGCAGCGCTGGCTATCGGAATTGATAAAGACCCAATAGAGGCTGCTGTATCAGCCCCAACACCAAGCTGACTTAATAACTCTGGCTGATCCAAAGCAATCGCAATACCAAGGGTTTCAACCACTGGCAATGGGTTATTAATAATTGCGGTTGCAGCATGCGTGATCCCGCTAATAACGGTTTGCCCGGCGCTTTCAATGCTACTCCAAAGGTCGCCTAGGTTTATTCCTAAAAAGCCCATTAAGCTACCCCGCTTCTTAAATCTACGGTATTTCTGTACTGGCCTTTTTCTGCCTCAACACTAACTGGTAGACCCATGCCTTCTAAAGTTTTAGAAATCATAATGCTAGGGCTGATAATCATAAACCAGTTAAAACCCGCATGCAAAATACACTTAATTGCAATGTTAAAATGCTTTAAGAACTCATTTGGGTTATCTGCACTAATTGTATAGATTTGGGCCTCGTGCGGCCTAATAATCCGTAGAATAAAAAGGCTATTGCCACTGCGCATTGTGCGCCAGTTATTTGTACCATGTAAAGCATTATGCAAGTGCTTGTAATGCTTTTTCCAACCGCCAGCTTGCCACGCCAAGCTATTATCACTTAATCTGACAATTTCTTGCGTTGACATCCTTCCATTGGCGTCTGTCTTTGGGTAAGACATTTACTCGGCAATATTTTTTGCTCGAGCGGCCAGTGCTTCCTCTACAGCTTTTTGAAAAACTGGATCAACTTTATGATCTTTGTTTTTAGCTATAATGGCATCAGCTACGGCTTTATCATTAAGATATTTCATGGTTTGCTGTCCGTGCATTTTGATTCCTTTTGTTGTTTGTCTCTATATACACTAATACGCGTAAATTACGATTTACGCCCTAAATCAATAACTTGGGCCGTTGATAATCAAGGTAAATTCAAGTGCCCAATCTTGCCAGTTTTCGAAGTTATTTGGGCTTGGAACTGGGTACGGCTCAAAGACAGCCAAGCTAGAAATATGCTGTGCTACTGTGCGCCATTCGTCTTCTGGCAGCATCATAATGTGCTCTTGGCTAAAGTAAATTGCCAAATTGCCATTCCAGTCTTCCCAACTCATTAACTCTGGAACACATGGGAAAAACGGCTGTATTGAAACACCCTTGGAACTAGGGGCGCTCATCGCCGTATTCCGCGGTAATTAGCAAACGACCCATTTCAAAATTACCACCAATTGTGTTGGAAGTAAATTGCAAACGAATTAAACGGTGCTCAACACGTAAGTCAATTTTACCAGTGTTAGGATCAAAATAAAATGGACCAGAATCTTCCTCATCAGCAACACCGCCGTTAGCAAATTTACGGCCTAGAATGTTCATTGTCATAGTGCCGGACTGCAAGAAGTTTGGCTCAATACGGCGTAAATGCATACGTCGATTCATACCAATTAATTGCTCTCCGCCGGGAGATCCAGAAATCCAACTAATATCGCTGGTGGTTATGCTGGATAAAACTGCAGCTTCACCAAGCCCGCTGATTTGATCTTGACCATATTCATGCTGCCAAATATTAAATCCATAGAGTGTATAGTAAACTTGGGTTCCCGGAATAGGATTTGGAGTAAGTGGTCCGTCAGCTGTACTAACTGTTACCAAGGTCACACCGGGTGCGCCAATGGTAGTATTGTAGATGTGCTGAGATGCAGTTATTAACCAAGTAGCATTGAACGTGGCTGGGCCTGTTGTAAATGATACATATGTGCCCGGATTAAAGTTAAATGTCTCATCGCCAGCTAAATAAAACTGGTACGCCGTTGGGGCCGATAAACTAGATGGGTGTTGAATAACTGTAAATGGTCGGCTAGACAATGTGTCATAATTCCAATCAGCCCAAATAGGTTGCGGGAACAATTCAACAGTGTAGCCGCAAGAGCGTTGTGCGCCAATTGCGGAACCAGCGTCGTACCAGATTTTATCTTTGGTATTGTAGATGATTGCGTCGGTGCATTCTGTTGCGGTACCGCGAGGATAAAAAAACCAAATCTCATTAAAGCGCGGAATCTTAGTAGCCCACACTTTTTGGCGGTATTCGTAATTGATGTTATCAAAGAGCCAGTTAATGTTCTTATCATTAGGAAGCACTGAAACTTGGCCGTTATATACATAGAAACGGTCAACACCCATCCACCAATACGCACCATCCATCTCCACAATAGCGTTAGAGGACATGATTGAAATTTGGCTGGAAACAATATCGTAATTCCAATAAGTAGACGGTATGGTATTTGCCGTCGCACCTGCTGAATTAAAGGTAACACGAATAAGAGAATCTGTTGCCCAGAACAGACCAGATGGTGAATTGGTACCGCCGCGCATCGGCATACCTTTAACGATTTTAGAAGCAGAGACGTTTACTTGGTTGGCTAACGGGCCATTCCAGTCAAAGAAACTCTGTTCATTGTATACGCCGTTAACGTTGTTATTGGCAATATAGCCGTTTGAGCCATACACAAAAATAAATGGATACAAACAGCAAACACCGCCGTCCACGGTAATTGGTTGGTATGTTGGATACTGGCCGCCGCTATCAGATAGGCCTTGGAAAGACCACGTGTAATTATTAGCTGGTGTAATATTACCAAATAAAACCTGTGTCTTAACGCCGTTATCGATGTTTTCTAGATTTAAACCCGGATGGGCCAATACAGCAAGCTGCTGACCTAATGGACTAAAGATGGTATCAAACTGCCAAGTAACACGATAATTGCCAACGGAAGGATCTGTTTGAAAATCTAAATCGCCCGTAAATGTCGGTACGTTGTTTAACCAAACAGTTGTTGAATTGGCAGGCACAGTGCCTGTATGTAATGTTACTGTTGTGTTTGATGATGCATAGGTTGCTGTTGATGTAACAGCATTTGCTGGTGATGTTTGATTGAAAATAACAACAGTGTTATTAGGGAAACTAGATGTTACATTACCAGCGATAGTAAATGATGTTGAGTTGCTCCCTACTAATTTAAATGGCACCGTGCCCGGTAAAATATCTACAGCAAACGGACCACTACCAGCGGCCAATGTTGTACCAGTGGTAAACACATCAAGCTCTTGGTAATTGCCTGCAAAGATGTAGTTCACGCCATTATACGGCTGAACAATCATGCCGCGATAAATACCCACTTGGCTAGTAAATAACGAGCGAAAGCCGCCCATTTTCTTTGGGATGCCACGTTGGAAACGACACCATACACCATCGGTGTATTCGTTCGTTTCAAAAGAAGTACCATCGCGCTTAATACCCGCTGGAATAGCTAAGGTATAAATTCTAGTAAACTGCGAGGTATCTTGCTGAATATCATCAGCTGCCATTAAAACGCTCCGCCGCTAATTAGTTCTGCATTTAATGTTGCGTTAATTGTTACTAAAGGTGCTAATAAATTTGAATTATCTAGCTGAGCAATTTCGTGACCATTTGCTGTTAAACCCAAAATGCCGCTACCAACAAGATACATACCAGTGGTAGTATCATTGTTAAAGGAGAAAGATGGCGCGCCCGCGGTACCGTTAGCTGCATAAAACAAACCAGTGGAAGAGCTTGTCAAAACATACAAATTCTCACCATCGCTTAGCACGGTAACAATGCTACCGGTAGCAATAACGATAGGTGGCTGTGAGCTACCTTGGTTTTGGAATGTAATGTTATAACCAGTTTGGTTAGTATCATTAACCAAAATGTAAAGCTGGGTAATTGCTGGTAATGTAACTGCTAAGGTTTGTGTACGAGTGCTAGATTGCGCAATATATGTTTGAATAATTGGCGCGTATGCTGTTAAATTCAATGTGTTGCCAGTAATTGAATCTACGTCGTAAGTTGCTGCAGTGAAAGCCGCACTCGTTGGGGAAATCAAACCAACGGTAATAAAGCCACCAGCTGTAACATCTTTCATTAAAAATCCGGAATCTCCCGGATTAATGTTTACAGATTGTTGGCCATTGAGCGTATCTGGAGATGTTGGTGTGATTGCTAAAGTGCCAGTTCCATTGTTACGAAAACCAATGAACCAACCACTTGATAAAGACTCTGAAGATGGTAGTGTAAATGTTCCAGCGCCAGCGTTCCAAACAAACGTAGAGGCTCGGCTGCTGTCATTAATTGTTGGACTGGAAGTTACATCGACTAAGTTTTGTGTTGTTGCTAATTTGCCGTTAACGGTAGTTAAACCAGCGCCGGCTAATGTTGCTGCGTCTGCGTAGGATGTTCCTGCTGCAAATGTGACGTTGTTCCACGTGCCGGCTGTAGTGGAGTTATTAACCAGATAAAAATACTTGGATATACCAACAGGAACAGTAACACTAGCGCCCCCTTCAAAATCTGTGATAGTGAATGCATTCGCGCCCAAGTTTCGGAATAAAATATCCGCACCCAATGTACCTTGATCGCCTTCAGGCAACGAAATAACTAAACCAGTGGTAGAAGCAACACAGTCAATGATTCGCGCCGCGGGAGTTTGCCCTAGCTCTTGATTAACAGTAGACGGCCAGAATAGGGGTGTATTAGCACTAAAACCAAGCGCGTAATAGGATACATCCGTCTGTGTTACAACGGTTCCGGTAAAGGGCGATACGTAAACTGGTGTAGTCATATTTTAAGGTTCTTGAATAGTAGTGTTACGATCAATACGCCGAGAATTATCTTCTTTCTTGAGTGCTGCAAGCGCGTCGGTGTAGTATTGTTTCCAAACAGGCAATTTATCCAGTGCTTTCAAATAGCCCTGAGCCTGTAATAGGGCACCATAAAGCATTGCCTGTGGGGCAATAGCTGTCCATAAATTTTGTTGGTTAGAAGCGTCTAGTGGCTGGATTTCAGCATAATAGATAATCTCTACAGGGTATGAAGCATTAGGCGCTGGAGCAAAGTTCCAGTTACTAAAATCATAATCTGCGTAATACTGTGGTTGACCACCGGATGATTCTGAAAGATACTGCGCTACATAATCTTGGCTACGAAGCAAAATGGGTTGGCCATTAACTTTCATAGATACGGTTTTGCGCCAGCGGGCTGGTTTATTGAGTACGGTTTGATTGGCTGCTAGGTTTGTCTCAACAACAATTAACTGCAAATATGTTTTGAGTTCAGCAGCAATAGATGATTCAGCAAGCGCGATTAGATTTGGAATTTGCGCTAAGAAGTCAGCGTCATCTCGTTCCATGTAGTCGGCAATATTAGCGACTAAACTATCGTAGGTCATTACAACTGACATTTAATTACCTCGTATAGTAAGAATAGTTGGGTTGGAAATAAATTGGCGACTTATCACGATCTTCTTCGCTTGCTTGTAAGAATGCTTTTTGAGCTAATTGATCTAGATAACCAATTCGGGCCATATCAACACCCGGAATCTGCAAAGCCATACTATGTGACAATTGTCTTTGTACACAATTTAACCAACGATCTGGAACATAAATTTGATTAGTCAACGAGCCAACGTCTTGCATTTGGACTTCAACAATCAACTGAAACATTTGGAAGTCGTTGTTTGGCACTGGCCATAGATACATTGATGGCTCAATAGTACGGTCAAACCAGTACTGCAATGAACGGACAGATGGAAACTGTTTGTTTGGGAGATTCCAGTAATCGTCGCGGTTTAAGCGGGCTAGCGGAATTACTTGCTGGCTTGTGGAGAAAACAATTTGACGAATTGAGAATGTTGATGCAACAGTCTCTCTGAGGCGATAATAGAGATATGGTGGTGTTGTGCCAATGTTGTAATATTGCCACTGTTTGTCTGTCATAGTAATGGATGGGAATTGCTGTACTGTCGTCCAGTGAATTCCATCATTACTAACTTCATAGGCAAAGTTGTATGTTACTGTTTCGCCTGCGGGGGCGTAAGCATTAAAGCCAACATAGAACACCGGATTAGAACCAGAATACTCTAAGCCAAACCAGTTTTCGCCAACGGTTGATGTCGATACTAAATCAAGATTTTGAGCAAATACTGCTGGGGATTCTGGGTTATCCGCTGGCAAATATTGCGCAGCAGAAGAGTTGATGATATATACCCAGTTTGCTTCACGAACATCAATAACTGTCTTTGGGAGAACTAATTGTTGCTGAGCTGTCAAAGCACCGTACAATTGATTTTCCAACAACCACAGATTTACACCTAGGTTGGACAAGTTTTGTAAGTTGTAAAATAAGGCTTGTTTAGCAGCGCCAATTAATTCAGGCGTCATCTCTTCTGCTGTTTTACCAGCATCACGAAATGCGTATGAAATTAATTGATCGACATTGACTGTCGTATTACCCGTTGTACCTGAGTAGGCCATATTAGCGTCCTCTGCCGGATTTGCGCAAAGGCAATGACTTTTTGGCTGGACCTGCCTTTATAAATTCTTTTCCGACTTTCTTTGGAATCCCCAAAGTGCTTTTACCTGCAGCTGCAGCTCCCATAGCACCTTTTTGTTTTTCACTGACATACGGCATGGTCTGTCCTTTTCATTTTTTTAATTGCTTCGACCATTTCTCTTTTAGATTCCATCATATCTTGTGTTTGTTTTTTATTTGATGTACCCCAAAATTTTCGGAAATATAAACAAGCATCTATTTGGTCTGATTTAATAATTGTGTAAGGTCTAATTAATTCACAAAATGTTTTGGCGTTTTCGCCTTGCACATGCCAAGAATACCCTTGTCGCCAGTTAGCTTTACCCGTTGATTTTTTGTGCACTTTGCCACCAACGTTGCTTTCCAACCATTGCATAATTCGCCAATCAGTATTAGCAATTTCAACTTTAAATTGCCAGTTACTAAATTTACTTTGTTTTTTAAACTCATAAATTCCTACCGAACCTTCGCCATCAAAAAGGCCTGCTAAATACGCAAGCTCTTTTTCTTTCAAAAGAATGTTTATTGGTTCGGTTTTGTAAGGCATATTATTTACGTTTTACTTTACCGCCGCGCTTTTGAGCAGGTACCATTGAGCTTGTTGGGCCAACTGGGGCTGCGCCAGGGGCTGTAGGGGCCATAGGAGCTTGCATGGCTGGGGCTGGGGCTGCGCCAACATTAGAAGTAGCAGCATTCATTGGGTTTAATCCGCTTAGCTTGTCCATAATGAATTTTTTGGCTTTACGAGCTGGATTCATTACCATATTGCGTGTTGCAATATTGTCTTGTGTATCTAATGCGGCTTGTGCTGCGGCTGGATCTGTTTCGAAGCTAGGTCCGCCAGTGGCCATCTTTTTGATTTTGCCGCCAGATTTGTACTTATTAGGACCCCCTTTGGCGCCAGAGGAAGCATTCGCTTCTTTAGGGCCTTCTGATACCTTTTTAGCTTTAGAAGAACCGGCCGGGAGCTTGTTTGTTTTAGCTACGTCAGAACCTTTGAAATTTGGACGCTTGGTTGCTGCATTAGGAGCATCGGCTTTACCAGCTTTGATGTTCTTTACTTTTTCGATGTTGTCTAAATCGCCAGAAGATTTCTTAGCGCTGTACTCATTGTCTACGCTACCACCAGCTTTGTATTTCTTAACTGTGCCCATTGCTTTTTTAGCACGGCCGCCTTTTTTGAGGTTAGATAAGTCTGTCTTTTCGCCATCATGCAATTGAGCATCATGTATACCAAAGGCTTTTTTAACAATTTTTTTGTCTTGTTTAACATCAGCTTCTGGAATTTCTTTGCGGTCACGCTTTGTGAAGTTTTCTACTGAGCGCTGAATAGAACCACCTTCTTTAAAACAGGCGATTTGTTTGGGTAATTTTTTGAAGCCGTCCATGGTAAATCCTCGAGGTTTGGTTATAAAGTGGATTGATCAGATCCTTATATCTACTAATACGTCAAATTGGGCTAAATCGCCCTTAAAAACAGCTCGCGCTCTTTCTCTCTGCGGGGGCGCAAGACGGGTGGGGTGACCCAATGCATAAAGGCGTTTGCGGCGCCATTATAGTCATTTTGGTTTAGTTTAAAAACTACTTCTGAGTTTTTGAAATTAGCCTCACCAATATTGAAGCAAAGGGAGTATAGGGCGTCTTGTTGGTTTTGGTTGAGGGGTACCCGCACCGAACTCATTAGAGCGTCTCCACACCACCTTAAATCGTCTTTAAACAGGTCTTCTACCTGTTGATCTGTCAGTGTGGCGCTAAGCATCCATTTTTCATTGGGTTTGATTAAATGCCCCACGCCAATGGTCCAAAGACCTTTAGAGTCTTTATAGGCTTTGTGGCGTTTGCCCTCAAAGCCCGTAATAAATTCAAATGTTGATTCGGTGATTGCCACGATGTCTTGTTCCACTAACCGCACGAATTTAAAGTCCTGGAGGACTAAAATCAACGTGCATAGCCATATTACTAAAAATAGTCTGATGTTCATACCAGCTCCTTTCTTTTGCGCCATATACTAATACGCAAATTGGGGTTACTTGGCGTTTTCGTACGCCTGAAGATCGGTGAGCTGTTTTGCTACTTTGAGGTATTTTGCGTTGTTTTCTGCTGCGACGCTGAGGACGGTAGCAAGGTCAAGGGAGGTGGTGGCACCATCAGAGCCGCTGGGGCTTGAGGTTTGACCAGTTGCACTTGCGTTGTACAGCCGCACATAGCCATTAGTAATAGCACAAGAGCTATTGTCGTCAGGATGTACAGCCTTAGAAATTTGGCGTTGGAGACTGTTGTTTGTGGCGTTGAGCTTGTCGATTTGCTGTATGTAGGTTGCGACAATTTGGTCGCCTTTTCGTTGAATATCATTTACTTTTTGCTCCGCTTCAATGTTTGATTTCTCTATTTTAGCAACATAATAGTCTGATGTCCAGCTGTATGCCCCGTATCCAGCTATCACACCAGATAGGCCAGCTACAATGAGGTAGATATAAATACCACCAGCTAGGCTTGTTATGTTAGTTAGTAGGGTTTTCCACATTGTTGGTTTCCTTTGGCTCTGTGTCTTTTTTGAGCATTACGGCTGCTCCGTGTGCGCCAGCGATAATACCAATGGCTTCGGCAAAGTCTTTTAGCACAGGCATGTCACCATGAATCATTTCGTAGGTTGCGCCAATTAGCACTGCAAAAAAAGAGAGCATCCAAGACCAACGCGCTATGTCGTGTGTCTTGTTATCTGCTCCAGTTAGTAGGTCGTTTAGAACCTTTTGAATCATTTATGTTCGCGCAGTGAGTCTAGTTTGTCCTCAATGCGATGTACCGCTTTGAGAACTTCTTCCCAGCGATCTGCAAAGTCAGATTTGTGCATGTAGTTTTCTGCTAGATGGGCGCGCAGACCAGTTACATCATCTTTTAAGTCCTGAACCGCAGTCCAGAGCTCTTTGCAAAACCAACCAATAGCAACACAGATCAGTGGCAGTACTGTGTTTATAAAAGTTTGGATATCCATCGCTGGGGCTTTCTTTTTATTGTTATTTAGCTTGGTGTCTGGCGGCTTCTTCGCGAGCCCAACGAATTACTGGTGGTACATCAGCTTCTACTACAGGGGCTGGTGCTGGGGCAGCTTCTACCACGGGAGCTGGAGCAGCCTCTTCGCCTTTAAGAACAGCTAGTTCAGCTTCGATTGATGCTAGGATAGTATCATTTAGTGCCATGGTTTAAGCTCCTGTTGTCCAAGGTAACGGTGTTACTGCTGGGCTAACAGGTGGATTGACGATTGATGCAATTTGTCCGTCAATACAAGCCTGTGTGTTAATTACCAAGTTAGGTTCAGCTTGAATCCATCCCAATACCTGAGCTTGTGTAAGCTGTGCGTATGGCGTTGGAGTAGCTGTTGTATCAATCGTAAACTGGCTTGAACCAG